TTTGTGGCTTTTTTATTGGCAGTGTGATGAACTCTGTTTGGGCTCAGTCGGCAATGAAAACCGATTCGGTTGAACAACGTAATACTTTCGGAATGGAGTCTGTTCCCTTTGGAACGGCAAATAAACAGGCTCTTAACAATCCGTTACAAACAATCACGATTGTGAATGATTCGGTTGTGCCGAAAGATTTTCAAATGGATAAAGAAGCCTATAAATTCGGTAAAAGAATGGCCGAAAAAAATAAAACAATTTTGTTTGGCAATAATTTTGCAACAAGCAGTTCCGTTGAAATGATAAAAGGTGCTATTCAGGCAAAAGGGCAGGTTGTTATTGTAACGGATGAAAAAACGTATCAGAAAAATTGTTCGATGCAGTCCGTTTGTCGGCAGGCCGTTTTTATTCCGATAACTTCACCCGAACAACAACGGCGATATATTCAACATAAAACGGATTTATACGTGATTCTTCCTGCCGGATGGGAAACAGTTGGGGTGTTTTCAAATTTAATGCAACAAACGGCAGAATCAACAGGTCTTTATATGCCGTTTGAAACTCAAACACAAAATACAGGAACAAAATCATCCGTGAAAGACGATCGTTTTAAACCGATTATTTTCTTTAATATTAATCATTTTTGGGATAATATGCGTTATTTTACAGAGGAAATGAATCGGCAAGGTGTATTATCAAAACAGCAAATGAAATATATTTATTTTGTAGATAAGCCCAAAGATATTTTAAAAACAGCCGATAAAATGCTTAAAGAAATGAGCCAAAATTAAAATGTTTTTGTTTTTTGATGCGCTCGGGACATTTGATTAGGAAAAAAAGTAAAATTTTATCAAAATTTTGATTTTATATAATTGTATGATTTTTAATTAAAAAATGTGGATTAGTTTCCTGAATTTACCGTCTTTTGATTATTTTTATTTATTTTTTTAAAAAAAACACTTGCATTCTTTAAAAAAAATATGGTATATGTTTAAGTACAATCAGAGAAGACTTATTAATTTAATAATTAAAAGTTCGTTAGTGATTGTATATATAAAAATCTTTATTAAATGTATTCCAAATACACTGTCGCTAGATCTTTCAAGGTTTGGCGACTTTTATTTTATTGATGTCTACTTATCCTTTTATTTGAGCAAACAGACCGAATTTTGAATTGCCATTTATCTAATGCGGATTACACCTTTAAAAATAAAGGATGTCTGTATTGCTAAAATTTATACTAAAACTTTGTATTTAATTCGTTTTTTTACACAAGTTCATGTGTGAAGTTGTGAGATGAGGATGTGTAGGCTTATCATAAAACGATGTGTATTATCGTATTTAATAATAGGTAATTTTTTTATCAAAAATTTTTTAAGGTGTCAAAATGGTTTATATTTCAAAACAACTGGATGCGTGTCTTTTGCCGGACGGAACGGTAGCAACTTCCGTTCGGGAAATAGAGGCTTATCTTAAACGCAACGGATTGGCTTTGGCCGGCGATTATTCGCCGGCTTTTTTAAAATCCGTTCGGGATAAGCATCAAAAAGCGTTGCATGATGAACTTTTTAACTTATTTATTCAAAATTATCAAAGGAAATTATGGAATGAAAAATAAAGAATTAACAACAAGAGAATTATTGGAAGAAGCTGTTAGGCGGTATAAAAATAAAAGTACATCGTCAATGGTTGTTTCCGATACAGATGATGGTTCTTCGGTCAGTTCCGAAAATGATCAATCGATTTTGCCGGATGAGCAACTGACAAAGGTTTCCCATTCGACAGAAAATGAACAATCAAGTTTAACATCTGATGATGTATTGGCGTATGCCTGTATCACACAGGCAGAATGTCAGCCGGAAGTGCTGGAAACCATTCAAATTACACCAGATGGTGCCGTTCAGCATACACAGACGGTCACATATATTGCTCCTATTCGGTTTACGGGTGAGTTTGCTCAAAAATTTAACGATTTACCGGTTGAATGGCAACAATATTTATGTGATTTAGATGCTCAAATTTCCGCAACCGAAACACAAATGCGACAGGAATTGGATTCCAAAAAATGGATGGATACGTTGTATCAAATGCATTGTGGTTCCGAGTTTTCCGATAAAACGGAATCCGTTCAAAATTGGGTGGAAAAAATGGCTTATGTCGAACATTTATTGGAAGTTGAACCGCATCGGGCATTGGCATTGTTAGAACAGGTGTATATCAAGAATACCAGTCCGAGAATACATCAGTCAGGGCAAGCGTTTCCGATGGATGCCTATTTCCGTAATCGGTGTCAAACAGAAGCCTGTAATTGGTTAAATCGTTGTTTATCCGAAACGGATGCAGCCGGTACAGATATTTATCCGCATCGCAAATCGGTTATGCCGGTCATGTTAAGTTTGTTGAATGCTCGTATGGCATCCGATATTCAGGAAGCATATCAACAGGCCGTTTGGATGGATAAAACCATTCGGGAAAAGATGATTGAAACACTGGTCTGTGATAAAATTAAATCTAAAATTGCCGAAGCCCGTCAGGCAAAAGCCGTTGCATTTGCACCATCGGGAAAAGGGGCGGAAATTAAAGAATCCGATGAACCGAAAACAACCCGTGAATTATTGGAAGAAGCTGCTCGCCGATATAAGCGGTAAGGCCGTTCTTTTTATGAAGTGACGGGCGGAATAAAATATTCCGTCCGTTCTATTTTTGGAAGAAAAGGCGTTTTTATTGATTGCCGATAGGTTAAAGATTTATTTTTAAGAAAGGAATGTTTATGAATTGTTATCCGCAAGCATTCAGCGACCGTATTTTTGTTCGTTTGGATGGAAAAGAAACAAAAACAAATTTAATTTTAACTAATACAATGTCCCGTCAAAATGTCGGAACGGTTATCAGTATCGGACCGTTGGTTCAGTCGGTAGAAATCGGGGATAAAGTGGTTTTTCATCTGTTTGATGATTTGCCGAGCCATGCCCCCAATGTCGTTGTTATTCGGGAAAAGAGTTTATTGGGAAAATTACTTCCGGCTCATTAAAGATAAAACCGTTATCAGTTTGTTAAGAAAGGAAAAAAGAATGTCACATCAGACAGAAACAGAAATTTTGCCGGAATCCGTCCGTGTTCGGCAATGGTTTGAAAAATTAGAACGGGCAAAACAAGTGTATGAACCCTATATTGAATTGGTAAAACATACAAGAGAACAATATAAGTCAGTACAAAATGAAACAAATTTTCGGTCTGTTGTGCCAACGGCTTATAATATTTTTTGGTCAAGTGTTGAAACGCAAAAGCCGTTTTTATATTTTAAACGTCCGAAACCATGGGTTGATAGAGTGAATAAAATGGCAACCATTCCTGAACAGGTTGCCTGTAAAATTTTGGAAAGAGCTTTGGATTGGTCACTTGCTCAATTTGATTTTGACAGTGTTGCCAAATATGCCCGTAATGATTACTTAATTTCCGGTATGGGATTATTGTTTGAAACATATCAGCCTGTTTTTCAATCGGTTGAGTTAAATGAGGGCGAAACAAGTGAAGTTATTGAAAAAGAAATGATTACCACTCGTTATTGGGATCCGTGTCATTTTTTGGCTGATATGGATAAAGTCGGTGTTTGGGAGGATGTAACCTGGATTGCCCGTCGGATGTATTTAACTCCGAATGAAGTGGAACTTCAATTCGGGGCAGAAGCACTTGAAAAATTGCGTTTGCCGACTTTGGATAGATTAAAAGAAAAAAGTGTATGTGTTTATGAAATATGGGATAAAACATCTAAAACCGTTTTATGGTTTTCTCCGCAGTGTATGGATTCTTTTTTAAAGGAAATACCGGATCCGTATGGATTGGAAGGATTTTTCCCGTGTCCGAAACCTATTTTTGCTACATTGACGAATGACGGATTAATTCCCGTTCCTGATTATACGATGATTCGCCGAATGATAGATGAGTTAAACGGTATTACCGAACGGATGCGTTTAACAATGCAGGCCATTAAAGTCAGTGGTGTTTATGATGGGGCATTTCATCGGTTATCTGATATTTTTGAAAAAGACGTTACCCTTGTTTCTATATCAGATTTTGACCGATTAAAAGCTAGTGGCGGTATTCGGGGTGTTATAGATTTTATTCCGATTGAACAATATATTTTAGCTTTGGAACAATTAGCAAAACGACGGGATGACGTTGTAAAACGTATTTTTGAAATTACGGGTGTATCCGATATTATGCGAGGCAGTTCTAATGAACGGGAAACCGCAACCGCTGTTGAGAAAAAGACAAATTTTGGTACATTACGTAATCAAGACCGTCAGAATGATATGCAACGCTTTTTGGCAGATTTATATCGTATTAAAGCCGATATGATTTGTACCTGTTTTACCCCGGATACATTGGCCGGTTTTGTAAACGTGAGCGAAGGATATACCGAAAATGTTATTCAAGAAGCCGTATCGCTTTTAAAACAAGATAAATTAAGGGGGATGTTGCTTCATGTTGAATCAACGGGTATTGTTAATACTCAGGAAGAAATTTTACGTACGACACAGGGCGTTCAGATATTACAAGATTTGTTAAAAGATGCAATGAGTTTTGTATCTGCTCAACCGTTATTGTTACCGATTTATAAGCAAATGATGATGACGGTTATCGGGCAAATGCCACAAGCTCGATCCTTTGAAAGTGTGTTGGATCAAACGTTTTCTCATATTAAGACTGATTTGGAAAAACCGGATATGCAAGGTACGGAACAAATGCAACGCCATACTCAATTAACAGATCATCAAATGCGTATGGAAAATCAGGCATTGGAACAACAATTGTTTGAGCGAAAATTATCCGTTCGCAAATTACAACAAGAGTATGAATTAACGAAAGAAAAAAATGCCATTGAACGGGAAAAAAATCTGTTGAAACAACGAGAGTTGGATATGAAAGAACATGAAACACAACAGTAAAGCGGATTTGTAGTTTTGCTATATGTTTTTAATTGATATTATTATTTTAAGTTTTAAGTCATTGTTTTCTTTCCCCACTGTCACATTGGATTTAACATCTATCGTCAATTTTGGAAAAATGTGAGAGCATTTTATCTGAAATCTTGTCACGATAATGACACATCGTTTGTACTACTTCTAACTTTTCTTAGTTTTTCGTCTCCCTGAATTTATTTCAGAGTCTCGTGACGATAATGGTACATTTTTTGTGCCTGTTCTTTATAAGAATCTGAAACAAGTTCAGATTGACGGTAAGGGTAAGGAAGAATGAAAATACATACTTTTACTATATGTTTGGACCATTAAAAATATCAATATTTGTTTAATTTTAACAAGAAAGGAAATCAAAATGACAGATTTATCAACTTACGATATCTTAAATGATATCAGAAACGGGAAGACGCCGGTCAAAAGACAAAATCCGCAACCAGGGAAAGTCCGTATTATTATATTCAGTCTAACGGAGATAAATCATATCTGCCAATAACGGAAAAGAATATTATCGGTGTAAATTCGGCAGATGAACCCAATCCGCTTTGGCGTAGTACGTTTCAAAAGACAACAAATAAGGGAAGTAGTGAATCAACACCGACAAGTGTTTCCGATTTGGTTTTATCGGGAACAGGCGATACATCTCCAACGGATAGTTTGGGAATAAATTCCACACAAACGGATAATTTGGGCTTTAATTCTGTTTCATCAACAAATAACACAATGTCTTTGTTTGATACGCCTCAAACAATGTCGTCAATATTAGGCACAAGTTCAACCGGTTCGGTTAATATTGAATCAAAATGGCCAAAGTTATATCAAGCGGCCCGAGAATTTAACCAACAAGAATTGTGTAATAATATTGCTCGGACAACAAAAGATCGTCCGGATATGATAGAAAGAAACGCTTGGGGTTTAAATGAATGTTTGCAGGATGATTTTATTCAAAAATAGCTTGCAAGGAGCGGATATTGAGCATATAGTAAGCTATATGCTCAATATAGTGTCTGGGAGGAGGGTTGCATGTTCAAGAATAAATTTTTCCATATTTTAATTTGTTTGTGTATGAGTTTTACAGGATACGCCCAAGAACCGACAACTTTTGTAGATGAACGGTTTAATCAGGTGTTAAAAGAATATTCATACAGGAGTGGAGATGCAAAGGTGACTCCTGATACTGTGATTAATCCTTACGGAAATGAATATGTTAATATTATTAAAGGCGATTGTGAACTGTTAAAAAATGAAATAGGATACATTAAACTGCATTGTCGTACATGGAAAGTGTGTATGAAAACACCCAGTTGTGATGCTCCGGTAGAGCCTTTTTCGGATGACTTTATTTTTGTGATATTGGATGAAACAACGGAGAGGGAAGGTAAAACATATCGACTGATACACATGCGATATTCAGGAGGAGGTAGTTTTGAAGATTTTTTTTCCAGAACAACATTAATGATAGAGGAAAAGTCTAATGTTCAAGAATAAGTGTTTCCATATTTTAATTTGTTTGTGTATGAGTTTTACAGGATACGCCCAAGAGCCGATAACTTTTGTAGATGAACGGTTTAACCAGGTGTTAAAAGAATATTCATACAATAGTGGTGATGTAAAAGTGACTCCTGATACTGTGATTAGTGCTTATGGTTATGAATACGTTAATATTATTAAAGGCAATTGTGAATTGTTAGAAAATGAAATAGGATACATTAAACTGCATTGTCGTACAAGGCAGAACTGTATGAAATCACCCAGTTGTGATGCTCCGATTAAGGCATTTCAAAATTATTTGAGTTTTGAGATATTGGATGAAACAATAGAGTGGAAGGGTAAAACATACAGGCTTGTAGAAATGCGATATTCAGGACGAGATAAATTAGAAGATTCTTTTTCCGGAACAACATTAATGATAGAGGAAAAGACTGATGTTCAAGAATAAATTTTTCCATATTTTAATTTGTTTATGTGTGAGTTTTACAGGATATGCTCAAGAGTCGATAACTTTTGTAGATGAACGGTTTAATCAGGTGTTAAAAGAATATTCATACAGGAGTGGAGATGCAAAGGTGACTCCTGATACTGTGATTAATCCTTATGGGAATGAATATGTTAATATTATTAAGGGCAATTGCGAACTGTTAAAAAATGAAATAGGATACATTAAATTGCATTGTCGAACATGGCAAGACTGTATGAAAACGCCCAGTTGTGATGCTCCGATTAAGGCATTTCAAAATTATTTGAGTTTTGAGATATTGGATGAAACAATAGAGTGGAAGGGTAAAACATACAGGCTTGTAGAAATGCGATATTCAGGACAGGATAAATTAGAAGATTCTTTTTCCGGAAAAACATTAATGATAGAGGAAAAGCCACATGGTCAAGAATAAATGTTTCTATGATCTTGCCGGTTATTTATAAACTTTAATATAATCCGAAAAATGTCGGGTAAAATAATGGTTTATCAATGTTGGAAATTAGCGGAATCAAAATGTTTTGATCGTATGCATATTCCCATATTCGCCAAACAACGGGAATTAAAATCAATGCCCAAGCCCAGTTTGGATTTTTGCGATAAATATAAATTGACAAGACAATCGCAGGCAAGCATATCCCTAAAAACAAACCATTATACAAATAAAATTCTTTTAAACAATGCCAATCCCATCCGCAGGTATAACAACCCCATTTTACCCCGGCTGACAAGCCGTTTGTCCATACGTCAATAATAAAATAAAATGTTAATGCCAAAAACAACATATCAAAAACAGTTATGCCGATAAACAAAATCTGAAAAATCTTAGCTAAAACAGAATGTGACGGTTTATTCGGTGTTGTATCAATATCTTTTGATTTTAACCGTTTACGCACTGACGGTAATAACCGATATGATAATGGGACAAAAGCCGATTGATAGGCCCGTTTAATATTTCTGGATGATTTGCGAGGCATTACATTCATTCTCCCTGATAGATTTATTCAAAATTCTATCAGGTAATTTTCTGAATTGCAACAGAAAAAAACAGGTGTCGCAAAATTTCTTTGTCGGCACTTTTTATTTTAATTTTTAACGGGCGTTATTGTGTTTAAAGCATACAACGCTCTTTTTTTACGGAGAAAATAAAGATGAGTACGATTTTAGAAATTTGTCAGGATGTTGCTTCACTGGTTGCAACACAAAAACCGGATACATTGTTTGATACGGATAATCAACAATCCGCCATTTTTTTAAGCATTGCCAAAGATACGTTGGAAAGTTTACGGCGTTATGGTGATTGGCAGGAGTTAACCAAAGAGGGCTCTTTAACCGTTACGCCTAATAAGTCAATCTATCGATTACGGGATGTTTGTCCTGATTTTTATTCATTGATGAACAATACGGTATATGTGCGGGATACGTCCGAACGGATTATCGGGTCCATTACGCCCGAACAATGGATGAATGACCGTTTTTTTAATGTAGGTGTATCGGAAATGCGGTTTAAAATTCAAAATAATTGTTTGCGATTTTTAACACCGCCCACACAACGTTGTCGGATTGTGTTTTATTATCGGTCAAGCGTTATTGCGGTTTCATCCGAAACGGATTGTCCATGTGATGAAATTGAAAAAACAACCTTAACGGCAGATACGGATATTCCTGTATTTGATGAATATCTGGTTAAGTTGGGTATTATCTGGCGGTGGTATAAACGTAACGGATTGCCATATGAAGAAGAATTTAACGAATATACAAAGGAAGTGAAAAATCGTTTTAGCAATGGGTTATGTTTAAAAGATATTCCGTTAGCCCGTTGTTTTGATACGTCTTTAAACGGATTGGGAGGTGTTCATGTTATTACGAAAGCCTAATCGAACAAACAAGTCGGTCAACTATGTGTTGCCGTGTCCCAGCGGGGGATTAAATGCCCGTGATAGTCGGGATAAAATGCAGTTAACCGATGCCATTGTTATGGATAATTATATGCCGTTAAATACACAGGTTTCTTTGCGAAAAGGATATCGTAAATATGTACCCTTGTCATGTGCAGTAAAAACATTAGTGACATATAATGCACCGGATGGAAAAGACCGTTTATTTGCTTTTGGTGGTGGTACGGTATGGGATATTACCAGTGTTCTGGATGTGCGGGATTTGGAAAAAACATATACCGGTAATACATGGCAAACATGTCAGTTTAAAAATCGGTTGTTTGCCGTCAATGGTGTTGATGTTCCGCAAACGTATGTGCCGGATGAAACGGGTGTTTCGGTCGGGTCTTGGGAAGATGTGTCTTTTTCGGGTGACAATTTAAATTTAACCAAGCTTGTGCAGGTTGGTGTTTCAAAACAACGCCTGTGGTTTGTTGAAAAAGGTAGTTTAACCGTTTGGTACACAAGTGGTGTTGCCGAAGTTCAGGGAACATTAATTCCGTTTGATTTTAGTACCGTTGCTACAAAAGGGGGGCATCTGGTTGCCGTTGGTTGTTGGACACAGGACGGTGGTCAGGGATTGGATGATTTAACTGTTTTTATCACATCGGAAGGGGAAGTTCTTGTTTATAGTGGAACAAATCCAAGCAGTGCAGATGGTTGGATTTTACGGGGTGTGTATCAAATCAGCCGACCGCTTGGGTATGATTGTCTATTGCCATATCAAGGCGATTTGATTGTTTTGTGCGAAGCCGGATATTTACCGTTATCCAAAGCATTATCCTTGCAAAACGCTACCGATACCCGTATTGCATTCAGCGATAAAATCAGGGAGCTGGTGCAAGATCGTATTCGGTCCAATCGGGCAAAGGACGGTTGGCAGGGGATTATATACAGTCGGGGCGGATATGCCTTGTTTAATGTGCCGGTTGCACAGCAATTTGAACAACATGTTGTGAATACTACAACTGGAGCATGGTGTCGGTTTACGGGTATTCGTTCTTATTGTTGGACGGTTTTTCAAACACGGCTTTATTTTGGAACAGATAATGGAGTTATGCTGTTTGATGAGGGGTATAGTGATGACGGGCAACCGATTGTCGGAGTTGTGGAACAGGCATTCAGTGATTTGGGTAGTCCGTACTTAAAAAAAGCACAGTTGATGAATCCCCGAACAAAATCATCATTGCCTTATGCTTTAACGGTTTACTGGAATACGGATTATCAATCGGTTGAACGTAAAAATGCTTTATCGGTCGGTGATCAGAAAACGGTTTTGTGGAATCAGGTTAAATGGTCCTCATTAAAAGATAAAAGCGGGACACTTTGGGCAACGTTGAAAGGTCGTATTCGGTCGCAGTGGATTGGTTGCAATGCAACCGGTTTTAAATTGAGTTTGGTATTTAAAACCAAAACAAAAGGAACCCTGATTGATTGGTATGAAACAGGTGTTCGCTATGAACAGGGAACCGGAATTTTATAGTTTTGCTATATGTTTGGACCATTAAAAATATCAATATTTGTTTAATTTTAACAAGAAAGGAAATCAAAATGACAGATTTATCAACTTACGATATCTTAAATGATATCAGAAACGGGAAGACCCCAGTCAAAAGACAAAATCCGCAACCGGGGGAAAGCCCATATTATTATATCCAGTCTAACGGAGATAAATCATATCTGCCAATAACGGAAAAGAATATTATTAATGTTAATTCGGCAGAGGAGCCGAATCCGCTATGGAGTAGTGCGTTTCAAAAGACAACAAATACGGGAAGTAATGAGGCAACACAAACAAGTGTTGCCGATTCGGTTTTATCGGGAACATTTGATACATTTCAAACGGATGGTTTGGGGACAAATTCCACGCAAACGGATAATTGGGGCTTCAATTCTGTTTCATCAACAAATAACACAATGTCTTTGTTTGATACGCCTCAAACAATATCATCAATATTAGGTACAAGTTCAAGTGGTTCGGCAAATCCGTTTGGCACATCATCATTTCAGCCGGATAATTCATCATTTTCTAACACAATCAATAATTATTTTACACCGAATATGTCGACTGAACAATCTTATCTTGATACCACTGCTCAAACACAGAATACAATAGATATTAATACAAATTTAAAAACAAAGGAAAATTATTCAAACGCATATCCAATTATGCGTCCTGATAAAAGAAAATTAGTTCATTTTCCCCTTACTGAATATGTGAAGTATACAACAGGAAAGTTCGATTCCCCACATCCAAATAATCAAATTTTTGGAGCATTAAGAGATTTCGGAGAAAGTTACATTAATATGCAAAATGCAAATTTAAGAAGTAATCCGGAGACAAGAGAATCAGGAAAAACAATGGATAATTATGTACATTGTATAGCTAATTATAATGCTGCAAAACGAGGATCGTTAGGGGGGGGAACTGGATTGCTGTTAGGTGTATCTCGTGAGATGATGGATTTAATTAAAAATACAAAAAAAGGAGATATCTATTCGGCTTTAAAAGATGCTGTAAATGATCTTTCTGTTAATTCTGTTGGAATATTAAAAGGGATGACTAATTGGCATCAGTCAGCCGAAGAGGCTTGCCAAGATTACAAACCGGAAAGTTATAATCCGATAGATGTTTATAAATGGTATCGTAAATAATTTGTTTATGATGTAAAATTTTCTTGTTTATAGATGCATTTTGTTATATGAATCTCGTGTAATAAGTGTATTAGGAGTGCCAAGATGTTTTTATTTTGTGTTGTTTGTTTTCTTGTTTTTTTAGGATGGCAGTATCATGTTTATCATTCTTTTTTAAGAATGACTAAATCGTGTTGCTTAATTAGTTACAAGGTTATCTTTGCACTTTTTACAATCGTATTATTTTTATTTTGTATCGGATGTTTGTTGTTATCTGTTCCGATTTGGATAATTTTTTTCGGTGGCTTATGTTTATATGTCTTGATGTTTTGCCTACTGGATATTGTATTATCACGGCAAGTGATAAAATACCGAAGTTTATGGTTTTTAAAGCCGATATGGATAAGTTTTTTTATCGTTAATTTATTATTTTTAATAATTGGTTTAGGGGAATATATTTCGGTTATCGTATGGATTTGGGTACAATTAATGAGTGTTTTTTGGATTTGTTTATCTAAACAACTGTTTTCGTATTCTTTAAATTATACATCTATAAATGGTGTTTTTAGACGTTTATTTTTTTGTATTTCTTTGTTCTTTTCGGTAGGGATGGGGCTTATATGGATTTTGATATTTTTAAGTGTTTGCTTTTTGCCGATATTTAATTGGTTACCGGAGAATTCATCAGACACATGTTTGGATTTTGGATATTGTCAATCAGGTTTGGTAATTAAGTATTGCGATAATGATTGTTCGGATATAATAGTTAGCAAAGATTGGTGCCTATCTCAAAATTTTCATTGGGATGAAAATGGGCAGGCATGTATTTTACATCAATAATGTTAAAGATGAAGCTTGGTTATTGCTTTTTGTTTTGATTGTTGTTTTTCTTATTATATATCCCGCATTGCTCTGAATTTATTTCAAGGATTTGGTTACAATAATGGCAGAATGTTTGTGCCAATTCTACCCGAGATTCCGGACTAAATCCAGAATGACGGTAAGTGTAAATATTTGTTGTTATTTCAATCATTTTTAATGTTTTTCGTCACTCCGGACTTGGTCCGGAGTCTTGTCACAACAATGGCACACCATTCGTGCCACACCGTCCCGAGAATCTGAAACAAGTTCAGATGACGATGAGTGTAAAGGGGGGGCATCATTTTGTCCGAAATCTCGTCACGAAATGGCAGCGTGTTTGTGCCGGTTCTATACGAGACTCCGGATGACGATAGCGATGACAAACAATGATATATAGTTTTACTATGTGTTTGAGGATTTTCAATTCGTCGTTATGTATAAAATTGAGTTGTTTTTTTAAGAAAGGAAATAAAAATGTCAATAAAAACAGATATATTATCTTCCAGTCAATCGGGAATGAGTGATGTGATATGGGATAAAGATTTATTAACCGTTCCTTGGGCTTGTGCCGGATTGGGGATAAAGCCTTCTGAAATTCGGATATTGACGGCTTTAGCATTCTTTTGGCAGGGGCGTTTGGTCGGGTCGTTATTGTTTCATGATGGCTATGCCGGTCGGGATGTTTGGTGGACAATTTATACAGTAGATAAACATTGGTGTCAACGGCGTTTTTTACGGACAATTTTTCGGGTTGCGTTTGAAGATTTTCATTTTCGCAGAATAGGAATTATTGTTCGGGCAGACAATAAAAAATCATTGTCGTTGGTTCGTCGGCTTGGCTTTGTAGAGGAGGGACGATTTCGTCAAATTGAAGATGACGGAACGGATTGCCTTGTTTTTTCAATGCTCAAAAATGAAAATCAATTTGTATAATATAGTTTTACTATAAGTTCAGATATATAGTTTTACTATAAGTTTTGCTTTTGTTCGTTGTCCGAGACTTGTTTTATCGTTTTTGGGGGCGTAAAAAGTATTTTAAAGTAATAAAAAAATGTCAAAACAGATACGAATAATGTATCTGAATGATTTGTTCAATCAATTTTTATTCAAATTTCAAGTGTGTCAAAAATAAATTTAAATTTTTTAAAAAAGGAGAAAAAAATATGAGTAAAGCAATTGGTTCGGTCTTAGGTACAAATGTTAAAGTTGATACCTCTGCCGGAGAGAATTATTTATCTTATTTAAAGTCTTATGATACGTCAACAGCCGATAAAACAAACAACTTAATGGCTCAGGAAGCGTATCAGTTGGCTTCTGATTTATCTAATCAAGGGCTGGTTTCTGCCGTTTCGGCTTCTGATGAAGCCCGTCAGCGGATGGAAAATGCAACATATCAATCATATATGGATCGCTTAATCCCGCAACATCAACAACAAATGGCTGATTTGGAAACCCGTTTGGCTAATCAGGGATTGTCGGTTGGTTCACAGGCTTATCAAACAGCCGTTAATAATTTAATGCAAGAACAAAATGATTCCATTAATCAAGCGACTTACAAGAGCGTTATTGCAGGTCAGGATGCTTATACGCAATCCCTAAATGATGCCATTGCAGCCGGTAATTTTACAAATACGGCTTATCAAACGGCAATTAATCAGATGAATGCACTCTTGCAAAATAGCCCAACGGGGTATCAAAATCAAGCAAATATCTATGCTGTTCAACAGGGTGTTGCACAACAACAGGCATCGGCAAAACAGCAAAGCTTAAACAATATGTTTGGCGTGTTGGGTGGGGCTTTAAATGCAGCGACAACCGCTTATGGTTATTCTCAAATGGGTAAAACTGCTTCAAACGGTTAATCGGTGTTAACCTCAAATAATGCAGTATATCAGAGTGTTTTTTTTCTGTAATTTAAGTGTATCTGCATTTGATATTATTTATTTTTAATCAATAAATTAAATAGAATTATTAATGCTTAACATTAATTTAAAAAAAGGAAGGTTAAAATGACAAATTTTAATTATGTTAATGATATTTTAAACGTTAATCGTCATGCTCCGAAAGCATTGGATTTAACGGGGATTGCCTCATTGCCGAATGCGGCGATAAATGGTTTACGAAATGGTATGGAGTTGAAAAATACAGTTTTGAAACAGCAGTCAACAGCAGATAGTTTATCTCGTCAACAGGCAGAAAACGATGTTCGGCGACAATATTTGCAAAATCCGGCTGCAAATACCATTTATGAGCCGTATTTTAACATCCGTCCATCTGGTCTTTCTCAAATGAATGGATATACAGTTAACGGCACAACTCAATCAGGTACCGATCGTTCTCGGATGATGCCGTCTAATGGATCTTCAATCAATAGTCGGGTAAATACATCCCGTACGCAAATGAGTGCAAAAGATAAAGAGTGGAATCGATTGACTGAGGCTGGTTTCGCTCCGCAAGAAATTATGTCTGTCTTATATCCGAAAGGTGTTCAAAGTAATGCTGTACAGCAAGAAAATCAAAAATCTTCAACAATGTTTGATAGATATGATTATTTTAACAAAAACAATCAAATAAATGACATTTCTAATCCAGTGAATGAAGATAATTTTTCATCTTCAAACTTGATGAATGTTGGTCAAAATGTTTTTGTTTCTCCTCAACGTACACCGGTGGATTTTTCGGCTGTTGGAACAGATATGACAGTTCCTTCCGGCATGAATTTTGATACATCGGATGTGGCTAATCCGACAGATTTGAATACGTCATATCGACAAAATGCGTTTTCTTTTCCGCAATCGGATATCGTAAATGAAAAAACAATACCTATGCAATCGTTTATGTCCACATCTGAAACGGGGCCGATGAGTATGGATACAGTAAGTGATACATTAAATGCTTCCAATCCGGTAAGTAGTGAAATAAATACCTCAACGATGAGTGGAACAGTTGATAATGCATTTGTGTCAACAGGAACATCATCTGCTCCTACGGTTGAAAATATGCTATCGACTTCCCCTGTCGGTTTAGGTGGAATGCATACAACAAATAATTATTCCTCCGAAACACAAAAATCAAGCGGACAAACATCATCGGTTGAAACTCAAAGCATGCATATGATGCCGTTTAAAACACAAGATGAATTGTATGCTTTTCAAGAAGCTGCTTTGGGAGCTGATTCTTCTTTAACCCCTGATCAACGCAATGCGCGTATTTTACAGGGCGTGCCAGTGTCTGATACATTTTGGAACAGCTTTGTTTAACCGAATAAAAACCGTTAACTTCCCCCGAAAAGATGTTTTTTCGGGGGAAAACGTTTAGGGAGCGGAAAATGGACAGGAGAAGAAAAATGCCAAAATCTATGGATAGATTTTATGAAGTTCTGCATAAAACGGTGACCGGTTTTTTAATTCCGCTTGTTTTTTATTTGTTGGGTCAAATCAATGAAGTGAAAAAAGAGGTATCAATTTTTGAGTTGCGGGTTGCCAAAGATTCAGCACAGTATGCCCTGCGAGATGATATCGTGCGGGTAGAAACAAAAATTGATGAGTTAAAAACACTTATCATACAGGAGGTTAAACGAAATGAGCATTATTACACCGGCTTTAAAAAAGCGGATTAAACGACATGAAGGGATGCGTCTTAAACCGTATCATTGTCCGGCTGGACGACTGACAATTGGCATTGGGCGTAATTTAACTGATGTTGGTATAACAGAAACGGAAGCTGAGTATTTGTTGGAAAACGATTTGCAATCGGCCGAAAAAAATTGTTCGGATGCGTTTATTTGGTATGAAAAACTGGATAATATTCGAAAAGGCGTGATTGTGGAAATGGTTTTTAATTTAGGATTTGCGGGATTTTTGGGATTCCGCAAATTGATAAAAGCGTTAACGATAGGGGATTATCTGACCGCTTCGAAAGAAATGTTATCCAGTCGTTGGGCAGCACAGGTGGGGCATCGGGCAGAGGTATTATCGTTAATTATGAAAACAGGAAAGGAGTATTAACATGAAAGACAGACTATTATTATTTTTAAAAACAAACAAAAAGAAAATGATAACATTTATCGTAACGGGTATTTTAGCGGCGTTAGGTGTAGTAGCCGATACAACGGCGTTAACTGAGTTATTGTCCGTTATGATACCATAAAAGGAGTGAAAATGATGATTGTACAGCAAACGAAACCGGCGTTTTATCCGATAACGACGGAGGATGTGTCGGCAACGGATATGCCGGAATGTCATCAATTAAATAATCGGATACATTCAGTTGAAAATAAGCTCAAAAAGCAAAATCATTCATCTGAAATTGTTTCGTCTGTTCAGCGAAAGCCTCAAAAAACTTCCGTTGAACGAAATTTGCAATCAGTTCAGGAAAAAAAGGTTTCTGTTTTTTCCGAACAGGATGTATTGCCATCTCAGCGGAAAGCAGAAATGCTTTCCGCTGAACAAATTCAGTGTACAAAGCAAAAACAAACAGATGTTTGTTCTGTCACACAGGATGAACCGACCCTTTTTTCATATACGATTGCAGACAGTTTTTCAAAATTATGTGATATTCAGGAAACTGCTTTATCCATGGCACCCAAACCCGATTTTACGGCAGCGTTAAAGTCGGAGGAATTAAAAGGAAAACTGTTTGGATTATATACGGATAAAAAGGATAAAGAAAAAGGATTTGAAAATTTACCGCAGTTGTTGGTTGAATTTATTGAGGTTGATAAAACGGAATATCGAACATCATTCGGCAATGCAACAGCAGATAATAATCATTCGACAGAGGAAAATAGTTTGCCATTTACGGTAGAATATGTTTAAGGAGTTTTTTTATGCCAAAAATCAAGGTGTGCATACCGGCGGTTTTTCGTCCGTTGTTAAGTCAGAAAAAACGCATTAAATTTTATTACGGCGGACGGGCAGGGGGAAAATCTTATGCTTTTGCCGATAGTTTACTGATTTTAGGGCGGATGAAAAAATTATTTATTGTCTGTTTAAGGGAGATTCAGGGATCCATTCGGGATTCTGTTCATAAATTGTTATCTGATCGTATTTCGTATTATCAGTTAAGTGATTATAAAGTGACTGATACAAAAATTGAAAATAAAGTGACCGGAACAGTTTTTGTATTTAAAGGTTTGCGAGATCAGGATCCGCAAAAAATAAAATCATTGGAGGGAGCAGATATTGCTTGGATTGAAGAAGCACAAACCATTACCAAAAAATCATGGGATATATTAGAACCGACCATTCGTAAGCCGAATTCCGAAATTTGGATATCCATGAATCGAGAACAGGAAAATGATCCTTTATGGGTAGCGGTGGCAGTACAACCGGATGAAAATACGCTGGTTCAAAAGGTTAATTATACAGATAACCCCTTTTGTCCGCAGGAAATGAAAGATTTAGCCGATAAGTGTCGAGAGAAAAATCCGACGGATTATGCACACATTTGGTTAGGTGAACCCATTTTAAACGGAAATAATAAGCTGATAGATTTGCAGTCCGTTAAAAAGGCTCAATCGGGTCATCTGATTGAAACATCCGGTTCGTTGATTATCGGATTGGACATTGCCCGTTTTGGGGATGATGAAACTGTTTTTTGTTTCAGGCGGGGGCGTATATGTGAACGGTTTGAAGCCTATCGGAAAAAAGATACGGTAGAAGTGGCAAATATTGTCACGCATTACATTCAGCAATATCAACCATATCGCATTTTTTTGGATATTGGCGGACAGGGTGCCGGTGTGTATGATATTTTAACGGACAGAGGATTTCGGGAAGTTGTTCGGGGTATATCGTTTGGGGAAAAAGCCATTCAATCAGACAGATACGTGAATAAACGGGCAGAAATGTGGGACGGTATTCGTCAATGGTTGACGGGAACGAGTCCTGTTTATTTGCCGAATGATACAGCTATTACGGATGATTTATGTGATGTGAATAAAAAATACGATCGGTTGGGACGATTACAGTTGGAAGAAAAAGAAAGTTTAAAACGCCGGTTAGGACGTTCTCCGGATTGGGGAGATGCATTAGCGTTAACGTTTGCAGAGCCGATATTTGAACAAGATACGCCGAATTTATATACGAATGATACGGATAAAATCAGCATTGAAACCTTGTTTTGCGATAAAAGGGAAGGTGCTGGTTGGTAATGGGAAAAGTAGGCTGAAAAAGCAGATAAAAGGGATGTGTTTCAGCAATAATAAGGGTAGAACGATTTTTTATTAATGAAACACATCTAAAAGGGCAGAAAAAAATCTGCCCTTTTCCCAACTTTGAGCCATATGATATTACTGCACCAAAATAGCTTGTGCGGTTGCAGATGATACAGTCGGTGTCGCATAAAAAATAAGGCTATACATTTAATCGGGTTATTATTTGATGTTATCGAAAATGGTTTTAGGGACAAAAATGGATAGTTTAAGTTTAAAAATTGGGTAAAAGTTAAACTTAAATAGCATAATATTAAAATAAGTTTAATTGTTCAAACTTAAATTTATAAACCGGCTTCAATTATATCCATATACTTTTTGAATATGTATTTTTTATATCTTTTTGTTTGATTGGTTTGGACTAATAATCCTTTTTCCACAAATCCATTTACTAATTTATTTGCGGTTGCTTTACTAACTTGTAATGATTTCTCAACTGCTGAAATCTCTAATGTTGGTTTGACGAATAAAAAGTCAAAAAGTTTATACTCATTTTCTCCTTTTAAAGTATGGGATAGTTCATTTTTTAACGAATTAATTTGAGTAGTTGTTTGCATAATTTGTTTGCAAACTATTTCTATTCCTTTTAAAAAGAACAAAATCCAAGTCTCAAAATCATTATTTTCTCTTGTTTTTGTTAAGAGAGTATAGTATTCTTGTTTATGTTTTTTTAAGTATAAACTCAAATATAATGTCGGTTGTTCCAAGATGTTTTTGCTTATTAAAAATAAACTGATTAATAAACGTCCAATTCTTCCGTTTCCATCTAAAAATGGATGAATGGTTTCAAATTGATAGTGTATTAATGCTAATTTAATAACATCGGGAAGTGTTCCTTCATAGATATATTTTTCTAAATCACTCATTAAATTAATTACGGTATCTTCTTTGGGTGGAACATAAATTGCGGTAGAGGGATTATTTCCGCCAATGAAATTTTGACTTCTTCTGAATTCGCCGGGGGTTTTGTCGTTTTCTCCACCTCTCACATTATTCATTAAAATATTGTGACATTCTCTTAATAGCCTTGATGATAAAGGTAATCCACCATTTTTGATTTGATTGGTGGCATAATTTAAAGCATGCAAGTAGTTTTTCACTTCTATAATATCTACTTTTATATCATCATTATTATTGTTTTCATTTTGTAAAATTTCCACCATGGTGGATTGTGTCCCTTCTATCTGTGATGATAATAATGCTTCTTTTAATGCATATTTTTCAATTAAAAGTTCCGGATTAGGTAATAAAATATTTAATGCATTTAATTGTCCTAATGCCCAAGTTGCACTGGAGATTGCTTGATATAGATTTGACAAATCCAATTCTTTTTCTATTTGTTGTAATGCATTTGGTTGAAAAGTGTCATATCCTCTGCCAGAATTTACTTTACTTCCGGAAATTGGCATTTTTATCTCCTTTTTTTAATGTTAATTATTATAATTTATTTCAAAGTATAATGAATTTAAGTTAAAAAAACAAGATAAAATTAAACTTATTGGCAAAAATATAAGAATAAGTACAGAAAACTAAACTTATATTTTTGCTAATAAAAAAATTTTTTGTAAAGCAGAAACAACTTGTGCGTAAATGATTTGATGTTTGCCGGAAAAAAGATATTTTGCGATAAAAGGGAAGGTGCTGGTTGGTAATGGGAAAAGTAGGCTGAAAAAGCAGATAAAAGGGATGTGTTTCAGCAATAATAAGGGTAGAACGATTTTTTATTAATGAAACACATCTAAAAGGGCAGAAAAAAATCTGCCCTTTAATTGTTCCCCTCTTTTTTATTGAAAAAAAAACAGTCTATTGTATCAAAATCGCTTGTGCGGTTGATGAGAATACATCTATTGATGCATAAAACGTATTGGCAGGTGCTAGATCTTTATTGGTATTTACCTGTGCCAATACAACAAGTTGATTACCTTTTGGTTTTTGTAATGCCATTAATAAATGTTGCCCATGATTATCATAGCATCCGGTATCTTGATCATAATGAACCGGTACAAAATTTGAAATAGTTGTATTTGTTAAGATTATCTGATTGTTTGTTACAGTTAAACGACCGCTCCATCTTGGACAGCTTCCTAATTGAACACTTGTAGAAATATCTGCTTTTTGATTTGTTCCGATTAATTGCCATACACCGGTTGTAATTGTTGTCGGAAAAGTAAATATTAACGAATTTCCTTTGGTTAATGAATATGTTCCAACATGATTAGCAATATCTTCATAATATCCGCCTGTTTCAATCGAAACGGTTACGGCACACGCTTTATGTTCATCATTCCAAGTTGCCCCCTCCGGACACGTAATACACGTTCTGCCATTATCATGTGAACCGGTCGGACAAGTACATCCTGTTTGTGTGGCATTTATGATATACGGTGCTGTACACGTTGCACAGGTTGTCCCTGTATCATATGTTCCTGTCGGACAGACACATTTATCGCCTTCACGAGTATAGGGGGCAAAACACATCGGACCCCAATCCCGACATAATGCGTAGTGTGTTCCACCATGATCATCAAAATTCTGACTTGTATTAATTCTGTTTCTGTCCATCCATATACAACCCCGTTCACATGTATAAGTAGTTTCATTACTCCAAGGATAATAAGAAACCCACGGTGCAGAAGTATATCCAAGTGCTGCTATTTTTGTCCGAATTTGTTTATAAACTGAATTTTCATCGCCACTGCAAGATGTTTCGAAATTATTATATGCAACCGTTTTTGAACAGCCTAAATCTTCCGTTATAGAAACCATCTTTTTTCCAAGAGCCAAACAAAAATTAACAGCAGCTTCCCAATCTTTGGAATTGTCCCCCAAAGCATCCTTGGTCCAGTAAAAATTAACTCCGTTAATTGTAAATGTATGATAGAGTGCTTTTTTACAACGTGCTCCTTTAAACGCTTCCGAACTACAAATATTTGCCCCTTTTGAGCAGAAATAATTTGTATCTTTATAAATTTTATGGCAATCTTCATTCGATTCGCATTCATTCGGCGAACATTCTTTACCGTTCCAATACGGGGCGGAACTCGGACAGGCAATGCATTCATTTGTATTAACGGCAAATACCGGTGTTGCATCCGGACATTTTTCACATTTGTCTGGATTTGTACTGTTCACATTATAAAATGGACGTTCATCCGGACACGATTTGCAGGTATTATTTGATGTATCACAGACAAGGTTCGGAATTTGACACGTACTGTCATCGATGCATTCAACACATTCTTCA